GATCTGCTCAAGGCAGCTTTATAATCATCTAAAACCACTAGGGAATGTCTATCAGAAACGAGTGCCAGAGGTTTTATTTAAGCAATCTAGCCGTGTAATAAAATTATTTTTACACGCCTTTGCTTTAGGTGATGGACATTTTACTCCGACTGGCGGTATTGCTTTCGGCCTTGCCAACGAAGGGTTGATTGACGATTTACAAGCTCTATATACCATTACTGGCAGAGTGGCCGTCAAGTCTGGGCCAGTGGTTATTGAGCGAGAAGGAAAACAGTATACACATTGGCGATTGTCGGTTAGTAAACAGAGCAGGCTTATTACTCAGTTGCGCGCTAACGGTAAACGCTTACAGTATAGCGGTGAGGTGTGGTGTTTATCAGTTCCAGGAACCCATAATTTCCTGGTACGGCGTCACGGTATCTGCCATTTCACCGGCAACTCCAAGTCCCAATTCTTCTATATGCTGTCTCGGAACCGTTCCACCTGTGGCATCAAGCCGTATGTGCGAGCGTCCTGTAATCCAGACCCGGATTCGTGGGTCGCCGAGTTCATCGCGTGGTGGATTGATCCGAAGACCGGCTACCCGATACCAGACCGGTCAGGGCAGTTGCGCTACTTCATTCAAGTGCCAACCGACAACGACACGATTCTGGTCTGGGGGGATACCCCGGACGAACTGGCAATCCAGATGGGTTTGGCGGTGCCAACGGTAGAGGCCCGGCAGCAGGCCCACGACGCCATCAACAGCGCGATGGATCAGGGCCGTGACCCGGCAACGCTGGAATTTGATGACGAACTGGCGGCTGCGGTTCGCTATCTGGAAGTGGTCAAGTCGGCCAAGAGCGTGACCTTCATCCCCGGTCTGATCTACGACAATCCGGCTTTACTGCGGCGCAACCCGGACTATCTGGCCAACCTGAAGGTGCAGGATCGGGTCCAACGTGCTCGTTTGCTGGAAGGCAACTGGAAGGTCCGGCCGGTGGCCGGCGACTACTTCTCCTCGGCGGATGCCCGGTTTGTCCGGGAGGTGCCGAATGATGTGGTCTATTGGGTGCGGTCGTGGGATTTGGCGGCTACCGAGCCGAACGAGAATAACCGCGATCCCGACTGGACCGTGGGCATGAAGATGGGCCGGCGAGCCAATGGCCGGGTGGTAATCGCCGACGTGAAGCGGTTTCGGCGCAATGCCAGCACGGTACGGGATACCGTCTACGACACCGCCCAGCGGGACGGACAAAGCTGCTGGATTCAGATACCCCGTGATCCCGGTCAGGCTGGGGCCGATCAGATTGAATCCTACGAGATCATGCTGGCTGGATTCAGCCTGTTCTCCAGGCCTATCACCAGAAACAAGGTGACGATGGCGGAACCTGCCGCCGCTGAATGGCAACGGGGCAACATTGAGATGGTCATTGCGCCATGGAACTCCGAAGTCCTGGAAGAATTGGACAAGTTTCCAACCCCTCATGCACACGATGATTGTGTGGATGCGCTCTCTGGAGGGTATAATCTACTACCACCGGGGGGTTCCCCGGATTATACCGAAGCCGGATTGCGCCGGCGTTTCGCACTGGACAACGGACGATGACTGAAACAGCCGGTTCTACTTTTTCCATCCTGGAAGCCCAAAGACTGGAAGCCCAGAAATTGGCGTCTCCTCGCTATGATTCCATTCGCAAGCTCCTTGGTTCGGAAGTCGCCATCTCGAAGATGCTGGACTACTTCCTGTTGGCCTCTGATCCCGATGACTTGTTGGCCAAGGCCGGGATTCGCCGGCACCAGTTGCGCACGCTGGAAATGGACGATGAGATCGCCCAGTGCATTGACACCCGGATGGATGCGGTCGCCGCCTATTCGTGGCGGCTGGAACCCAACCAGACCCGGCAGTCACGGAAAGTCCGTGACATGCTGGAAGAGGCGGACAACCACAGCATCATTCGCTCGCTGATTGGTGCGGTGCCCTACGGCTATGTGGTCAACGAGGCCATCTGGAAGAAGGCCAAGGGCATGATCGTGCTGGACCGCTTGCCCCAGAAGCCGATGGAGTGGTTCGTGCCGATGCCGGATGGCTCGTTGCGCTACTTCCCTGACGATGGCACCGGTGGCCTGAATGGCGTGGAATGTGATCCCCGCAAGTTCTTCCTGACCGTCCGTAATGCCCGGTATCAGAATCCTCGTGGCGATGCGCTGTTGTCCAGGCTGTGGTTCCCGGTGACGTGGCGACGGGAAGGGTGGGGCATGTGGATGCACTTCTTGGAGACGTTCGGGGATCCCATCGTGCTGGGACAGGTGCCGGACTTCCGGGCCTTTGTGGCCGCCATGAAGGCGCAGGGCGTCCGCTCCACCATCGCGTGGCAGTCTACCAGTGACCGGGACAACGTCAGCACCATCACGGCGTCAGCACCGGGCGAGTTTGAGCGGTTGGAAAACGCCATCATTCGCCGGGTTCAAAAGCTGTTCCTCGGCCAGACCCTCACTTCCGATGTGTCCCAGCAGGGCGGTTCCTACGCCCAGGCGACGGTCCACAATCAGGTGCGGCACGACAAGACTCGTTCCGACGTGCGGATGGCTACTGCCGTCCAGCAGAAGCTGGTCAATACCATCTGCGAACTCAACGGCTTTGCGCCGTTGCGGTTCATCATGAACGATGACGCTGACTTGGCGGCTACCCGGGCGGCTCGGGATGCGGTCATCTATCCCGTCCTCAGCGGGTCCGGGTTCCGGCTCAGCAAGGACTACTTCGTGGATACCTACGACTACCGCGAGACCGACCTGGAAGAGAAGGTGGTCCAGCCCAATCCGTTCCTGCAACCCACGGACCCCACTTCTACCGAACCAACTGGCGACGGCGAAGATACGGGCACGAACTCCCAGGAGCCGGCGGACAACCAGCGTTCGGTGGCCGATGCCGGCCCGGAAGGCCAGCAGGCGGAGAAAGGTGTTCCAGTAGGAGCCCCCAAGAAGAACCTGACGGCGGACCTCGCATGAGCGGTTGTGACCAACTGGTGGATCTGCTCGCCAAGCTGCGGCTGATGGAGGCCCACTACCACGAAGACATGAACGAGGTCTTCGACAAGCTGGAACTGCTGGATGCCATGGTGCAGAAGATTGGTCACAAGGTCGGTCAGTCGCTGGCTCTGGATACCGGCCCGACGCGTCTGGATCAGCGCACTCCACTGACGGGATTGTAGGCCATGAGCTTTTCACTGGATGTCCGGGTTGAACGTGAGTTCACCGTTGCAGGACGGGTGTCCTCTGATCGGGATGAAGTCAATAACCGATTACGGGCCATCCGGGATGCGCTGGATCGTACCCAGATGCGGACCCTGCTCCAACAGGTCGGAGAGATTTACTACGACAGCACGCTGGAGCGGTTCCGGTCCCAGTCTGAACCCAGCGGCCAGAAGTGGCGGGCTTGGGCCGAGTTGACCAAGAAGCTGCGCAAGACCGGGGTGATTGGCCGTGGCGGCCAGATGCACCGGCCTCCGGCTGTCAGTTCCGTCTCGGTTGGCGGCCAGTCCATCACGGCGGGCAAGCTGATCTGGACTGGCAAGCTGATCAAGGCGATCAAGGTAGCGGTACGCGCCGACCGGGGCACGGTCCAGATCGGCGTCAACAGCGCCCAAGTGCCCTATGCGTGGCTACACCAAATGGGCCATGGCAAGATTCCGATGCGGAAGTTTCTGGGATACACCAAGAAAGCGAACGAGGCGGCCAAGAAGGCCATCTCGAATTACTTGATGGCGCAAGCCTTTGGTATTTCACCGGAGAAATGATGGATGCGGTGCAAGAGTTGGTCGAGATTGCCCGTCGGATGGGCTTACCGTCGCCGCTGGCAGAGCAGTTTGATCGGGAGGTACGTCGGAACTATGGAGGAGACCAACTGTATATCAGGCCAACGCCAGCCCGAGATCATGACGCCATCCGGGCCGCCGCTTGGCAGCATCGGCATGATCCCCAACGCTATGCCCGGCTGTCCCGGGAGTTCGGTCTGACTGAACGGCGTATTCGCCAGATCGTGGACGGCTAGGGGATGGTTCCAGAATCGCTCAGTTGGAATCCGCGCCTTTCACCTACGCCGCCCGTTCCAGACGGACAGCTTCGGTGAATTTTCCGGCAGCAGAAGTGCCAAATCCAGAGCTGAAGCTGCTTGAAGTAGAGCGACCACGAGTAGAACGGACTCACAGGTAATCCCCCATGGCTACTAGATAGTCTTGGTAGATGGTCTCCACCGCTTCGCTGGCCGAAGAATAGTTGCTGCCGTACTTGGCCAGTGACCGCAGGCGTTCCCGAAAATCGTGGATCGCGGCGATACAGTCCATGGACTGGATAGCGGCCTTGAGTTCGGTTTCATCGTCCGGCAGGATAAATCCGAGAATGGCTTGCATTAGTTCGTTAGCCTCCACACATTCATGGGCATTAAGGAATCGCAGGTTAGTAGCAATTTGGGTGGTCATAAGACGTGGCGCTCAATTTCGGTTTTAATCCATTCTGGAATAGGTTAATTTCAACATGTTGGTATTATCTTCCAATGATCGCGATTAGTCAAGATTTATTGGACTGTGCCCTCTTTGCATTCAACCACTCAATCATCCCTTCTCGAATAAGCCGGTCTATGTCTTCAGGTCTAGCCGTTTGGCGAATGACCGACGGATGATTCAAGACTGGCAACTTCCAGCCTACCGTGCAGAACCAGCGGTAGCGTTCCGCCAAGATGGCGTTGTCAGAGTCAGCACTCATTGTGGATGGTCTGGGATGGGGATGTTTTCCAGCGCGTTGAGCAGTTGCCGACGGATCAGGAAGGCGTCCATGGTCTGATCGAACACCCCGATGAGGCGGTTGGTTCCGCGCCGAATCCAGAGCTGGGTGAGGGCGGTGTCGCCAAAGACCGCATAGAGCCGATCCCTTGGGTAAATGTCCCCCACGTTACGGAACACCGCGATGGGATGCTCGGGATGAGCCGATGCAATGCGAATCAGGATATGGTCTATGTTGCAGAGCGACATGGAGCGATCTCAGTTGGCGGAGAGCTTCCGGCCCGCTTGCAGGCCAGCGTTGAAGATCAGTTCGGCGGTCCGCCGGGTAAGGCGGCCATAGCTACTGGCCTCATGATCGTCTTCAATGCCTTCAATACTGAAAATCTGAGTGGACCACCACCGGTCAAATAGCAGCATGTCTCGATACTGGCAGGTGTCGCCGTAGGTTTCTTCGGGCAGCGGCGGTGGCTCAGAGAGCCGATCCGCCAAGGGTTCCGGGGCAAGCTGGATCGGGTACACGCTGACGGTGACCGATTCCTCCACGCTGGCCTCGAACCATTCCAGCACTTCGGCATCCTGGACTTCGATGTAGTAGTTGGCGGAATCCACTCGGCGTGAACCAACCGGGATCACCTGAAGACGGAGACCTTCACCGTCATCCAGACGGGAGGCCGGCACATCCATGACCAGGAATTGCTGGCCAAGGCGTTTGGCGTACCAGAAAGTCGGCAGGGAAGCCTGAACAATGCGGATGCGTTTGACTTGCATGGAAAACTCCAACGTGAAACTGCTTTCTTACGGCGGAACCATATTACTACAGTTTACAGATGGTTTCAACAATAGCGTTGGCGCGTTCCAGATAAGTACCGATTAAGGATGAACGAAGCGCCGACTACCGGAGAAGTTTATCATTTTGAGAGGATGGAATCAAGAATTTCTTGACGGGAATTCAAAGTTCTTTGGACAAGTCTTTCTTCAGACAATAGCCATCTATATGATGGTTTGGGACGCCCTATCGGAAATCAGATTCATTCCAATATCCTTTACCCATATTGCAATCTTGACACAGAACTTGTAGATTATCTATATCAAGAGCTAGTTTAGGATATTTTCTAATAGGTTTAACGTGGTCAACATGGAGCGCAATTTTATTATTGCTATTTGGAGATGCTCCACAACATGCGCACCTCCTGCCATATTTTTGCAATACTTGTAGGCGCAAATCTTTCCATGCCCAACTATCATAGAAGTTATCTAAATTGATCGTTTCTGATTTCTTGGATTTCTGTTTATATCCTATAGGACTAAACGCTATGTTTGATGCAGAATTAGTTGGGCACGGTAATGTTGATTTAATTCTACGAGTTGTTGTTGTATTTTTTGTTATGGTGATTTGTTTATTGGTAGTAGAAGATTTAATATCCGTGATGATCTTTGTGGTTTCTAGTAATTCGCGCTGATAATATATTTTTATAAGTATTTCTGTTGCTGTTTGTTTTGTTATTAGCTTATCGCTGTTTGATGGTTCAATGATGTTATGTTTGATAAGCTCAGAAGTGATATTTATATCGCTTGGAGTGCTTTGAAATATAATTCCGTGTTCTTTAAGTTTTTTAATTGCAATCTTTCTGGCATCTTTTAAACGCAGTTTCTTCTGTGTTCTTTTTGCATTAGATGGCATAAAAAACCCCGACTCTTAGTGAGTGTGGCCTTGGCAATGGCACGGTTGCTTCGTGGCCGTGGACACGCTGCTTCCGAGTAGCACACTCACTAAAAATCGGGGTTCACGGCGATGATGTCGG